GGCTTTTTACGACCAAAAATAGATTTAACAGGGATACTCCAATCAATAATGTCAGCTGCAGTCTTGAACGGTTCTAATCCACTTTCAACAGAACCATGAGTAGGCTCTGGCCAACGAATTGCTGCGCCGTCATTTCTAGCGATCATAAAGAAGCGCTTACGAATTGTCGGTGCACCATAATCACAAGCTTTCAAAACATTAAAATCAACATCATAGCCCAGCCCTTTGAATAACTTTAACTTGGCTTTTATATCGTGCTCAATATCGAGAGCTCGACACATTTCTAGCCAAGCAGGGGATTTAGGTGATAAGCCCGTAGTTAATACCTGAATAAACGCCTCAAACGTTTCACCTTTACGGTCTGGACAAGGTTTAAATTTACCTCCAGGTGTTTCGACTACTGGTCCCCATGTCATGAACTCTTCCACGTTTTCCAACATGAACACGCGAACCGGCACAGACATAGCCCAACGAACGGCAACCCATGCGAGGCCGCGAATATTCTTATCGACAGGGCGATTACCTTTCGCTTTTGAAAAATGCTTACAGTCAGGAGAAAACCAAGCCAAACCAACCGGACGACCACGACAAGCCTTTACTGGCTCAACGTCCCATACTGACTCGCAATAGTGTTCTGTTTCTGGATGATTAACCTTATGCATGTCGATAGCTTCAGGATCGTGATTAATCGCTATATCTACACAACGGTTTAAACCTAGCTCCATTCCGGTAGAGGCACCGCCGCCACCTGCGAAATTATCAACGACAATCTCATTTGGTAATAATTGATACATCACGCGACCTCCACTTCAGCTACAACATCAAAATGAACCTGAGTGATGATTTCACGTTCTGAAATAGGACGTTGATAACAACGACGCAATTCTGATTTCAAATCTTCCATAGTGGCAAAGCCATCCAACCGAGCATCATTCAATTCAAGATCAGATAATAAGCAGTGATTTACGTACCAAATGTTAATAGGTAAAACCTGACCTGTTTTTTCATTTTTTATATGAGCGGAACCTGGCTTAAAATCTTTATGGCCAAGGCGAATACTTGTGCATTTATGAGCCGAGAAGATGCGATTAAAATTCTCGTCATTGAGTTTTAATTCGGTCTCAACCGAGTGAACTACCTTATTCTTCATTATCTTCACCATCATATTCAATAACACTAACAGGCTGATTGGGTTCTTCCGTCCTCCAACTTGGCGTCCATCGGTCGAGCCAAGCCATTGCTTGTGATTGAGTCATGCGATTATTAGTCATGACATAGGCAATTAATTCACTGGAATCAGACGGAAACATGATCAAGCCTGCTGGATGTAGAGTAGGGCAGCACAAAGGCTATAAAACATCACGCTGCCAATAATTAGCTTTAACTTAAACATTGCCATTACATGCAATGCACAATGGCTGGATATTGAAGCCCGATAGGAGCAAACGGGATATCATCATCAAAATCCATTGGCGGCTCGTTATATTGAGGTTGAGCCTGCTGTGGCTGCTGTTGTCCCCAACCACCTTGATTTGGAGTTTGCTGTTGCGATGCTCGTTGTTGGGGAGCTGGTCGTTGCTGTGGTGACGATGGTTGTTGTGGCTGGCCCCAAGATTCTTGACGCTTCCCACCAAGCATTTGCATCGTTCCCTTGTAAGGCTGAACAACAACTTCGGTGGTGTAGCGGTCTTGACCACTTTGATCTTGCCATTTGCGAGTTTGAAGTTGCCCCTCAATATAAACTTCAGAGCCTTTACGTAGATACTCAGCCACAACTTCCGCGATCTTGCCAAACAGAGCAACACGGTGCCATTCTGTTTTTTCTCGCTGTTCACCTGTTGCTTTGTCTCGCCATTTTTCGCTAGTGGCAAGAGTGATATTCGCCACTGCACCGCCATTAGGCATATAACGAATTTCAGGATCTTGACCTAAGTGGCCAACTAAAATTACTTTGTTAATCCCACGACTGGCCATTATTCACCATCCTTATCTAACTCGTTTTCCAACAAGCAAGAACGGCCACCGAAGACTAAAGACAGATCTTCAATAAGAAGACCTAACTCTTCTGTCATGAGGAAGAAGTCAGCGTTATGGTAAGCAATATCATCATTACCCTCGGGTTCTGCATCACTATGGAAACGAAGTTTGACTAACTTCATATCGACATTACGTTGAGTCTTAGATTCAGGCAGGCTGATAAGAGTAAATGAGACTTCATATTTCAATTCGTTCTCATTGATTAGCTGACACTTATCCATGTCACATTCAACCAAGGAAAGGGAATCGAACACGCTAAAATCAATCGCATTACCTTTAGATACAACTGTTTGTTTTGCCGTTTCCCCACGGCCTTTAATCGTTCCTTCATAATCAACATACAGCCATTCTGGCTTAATAAGGCGATGATCATCTTTAGGCAGGCTCACCCAATCATTAGCATAAGCACAAGGCTTAATGCTGAGGCGAATTGGCAAACAAGAAAAAGAACCTAATGCCTTGCGAATGCCGCCAATAACATCTTCACACTTACCGTCGGCTTTCTCATCAATGACCAATAGCTGGCGCTTTATATCGATGTAGAAATTAGAACGGTGGTGCTTAACAGGCTGCAAGCGAAGTAATTCAGCGTGAGCGGTAGTTTCAACATCATCACGAAGTTGATTAGTAATCTTGGTGCCTTTCTCTTCCAAGTCAGCAATGCGGCGATCTTTTAAAGCATTCAACTGTTCACGAGGCACTGAGCGAGTGGCGTCAATGTATTGAAGAAATAAGCAATCATTAACGACATGCGTTACTTTCTCGTTGTCATTAAATAAAACATGTTCAAAACCAGTGCTCTTTACACCAGTCTCACTCAATGAGGTGAATCGTTTTGATGAAATCTTTTCTTCAATATCGGCAATGGAAAGGTTGAATTCGTTCAACTCATAAATAGAAGCGTTCTTAAATAGCATGGGTTATCTCTAATGCTGGATTCTGTTAAATTCGATTTGAATGCCATTTGGCTTTGCGACCACGGTCGCAATCGGCTTTTCATCTTGAACCCAACATTCATTCTCACAGTGGTAACCTTGCTTTTCTAAGAAAGTCTCTGCTTGAAAATATGTTTGAAAGGTAAAAGGTTCATTACTGATTGCCATGGTTCGCATAATCGTCCCTTAGATGCTCAAACGTTCACTTTGATGCTCAATAACGTATGTGTATAAATGTCTCATTTCTTTCTCCTGGCTTATGCGGCTTTATTTCCGCTTGGTTGTGTTGCCTAGCGTAATCACGTTTCCACATCATTAATATGTGAGCGTCACGTGGTCTATTACACATGCTCCAAGAAGCTATAACAGCGTTCTTGTTGTCGAATGTTGGAGTGCTGAATTTGCAGTTTGGACACTCCAACTTTAATGAATTATGTTTTTTGTTATATCGCCACTCAGGCAACCATTTCATTTCTGGTTGTAGCTTGTGGGCGACATTGCAAAGGCAAGTAGCCATTTCTTCTGGTAGTTTTTGAGCTGCGGCCCCATTCATACACATGATCAAGTCCCTCCTGATCGAACTTATTTAAAATTCCGAGCAGGCGATTCCAACGGCAAGACCAGCGCTTATTCCAAGCGGCCTCGCTCTTACCTGCCAACTGTGCAATCTTGGTTTGTGGCAGCAGGGCCGTACCTGCGTTTATTTCGTCTCGCTTTTGTTGGCAAGCCAACAGCGCAAGATGCTTCATTAATTCAGACGAAGAGCCTCTTAACGTGCGCTCTTCTTGCAAATTAAACTGAGCAAGCAGTTCAACTAAAAACTCTCTAGACGGCAGTTGTGCGCCGTCGCTGTAGCAATAACGCAACCATTCAGCGACACACGTGCGTGCGTTATTCATCGCTCTGACAAGCTTGGTGTACTTAAATGCTTGCGGTGGCAAAGGCATTGGTGACGTCTTGAATGTTCTGCATGCTAACGTTGTGATCGGCTGAGCATTGATTCGACTTGTCGTTTCATTACCCTCGCCATCAACCCCAACAACGATCTCTCGAGTAGGGCGCTTCTGATACTTACTATTGCTACTACCGTTATTCTCAAAGCCTTCCAACTGACCTTTGGTGCGAGGAACAACTAGCAGTGCTTGGCGGATTTCTTCACGCAATCCTTCTTTGTTATATCGCACTGCAAATCCCTCTATTCTTTTCTGAATAACTGGCTGTTAGCCATGGCAACATAAGCCGATGGCAAAACGCCACAGGCCTTATTTATTGCGCCAAGCTCAACAAAGCTGGTAGCAATAAGCTCATACAATTCATTTGATAGCTGCTGTAAATCAGCTTTATCGTCGTTGCTGTTATAAACACCGTCCATTGCTGGCTCTGAGTGTTGAAGCACATCAGCAAATTCTTTAGATACGTTCGAAAGAGAAGCTTGCATTTCAGTGAGCTTAGACTGAGTGCCGATTGGGGATAGTGGGGTATAAAATGTACCCATGGCACCGCAAACATCATTCATGCACTTGGTTCTGTATTCACTCGGCAATGCAGCCATCCAACCAAACGTAAAGTCAGCAGGCATAGGCGAATCTTCTTTAATGATTCGCTCTATCTGCTTACATTTGGTTTTCTGCCAACGTTGAAAGGCATCAGCATCCGTTGGTTCTTCACCCAATGCACCAGACTCGATCAGGTTATTAAGTAAAACCCCCTTAACAAACTCATCACGACGTACATTAGATGCGTCAAAATAGGCAAGCGTATGTCTAATGACAATCTGCGCTAAATTGCTGTCGTTCGCTCGACATTTCATTGCTGCCCCTCCTTGCGTATCTTTATTGATGTGAAATCGCTTTTAAGCTCACCGTTAGTAATAACCTCCAGTTGAAACTGGCGTAATTCAGGGACTGTATCTCCCCACTTACCAATGGCCTGCTTTGAAACTTTTAGTGCTTTCGCTACTTTTGGCTTGGAGCCAAAGTAATCTATAACGTCAACTGTATTCATACGATGATTCTACTAACTGGAAGCGCAAAAGTAAACCTAGGTTTAGGTGATTCTAAACACAGTTTGAGTTTAAAAAACAGGTAAACTTGGGTTTACTTTGCTGCTAATATATACATATGAATAAGATGGGTGATCGCATCCGAATGCGAAGAGAAGATCTTGCTCTCTCAAAGACAGAATTAGCCAAGGCAGCTGGTAGTTCCATAACGATGGTTTCCAAATGGGAAGCCGGAATGACTATGGGAATAGAGTATGCAGCCAAGATATGCGAGAAATTAGACATATCGTTGATCTGGTTGTATTACGGTGGGATTAACTCATCTGCTAGTTGCGTTACTACAAAAATACCAATCGTTGGGAATACTCAAGCAGGACCAGATAAAGAATGGTTTAACCTGGACTTCCCCGTGGGTTTTGGCGATAGCTATATAGACTTTCCAGCAAAAGGTCGGAATGTGTACGCCCTAAAAGTTATAGGGGACAGTATGGCACCGAGAATATTGGAAGGTGAAGCTGTTATTGTTGATCCTGACTCTGAGCCAGCAACAGGTGAAGAGGTTATCGTCCGATTAGAGAGTGGCGATGTAATGGTTAAAACATTAGCAGCAATCAGAGACGGGCAAATATTTCTTGATAGCTTTAATAATGGCTATTCCAGAATGACTTTCCCATTATCTGAGGTATCTTGTATTCACCCTGTGATAGGTGTGGCAAGATCGAGCAAAATTAAGACAGCCTAGGTGTAAACCTAGGTTTATTTCTTGTCAACTTATGTTTAGAT